CTTTCGAAGCTAATTGGGTTAATAAATTTAATGTTAAGCTAGACGTATTAGGTCTTAGAACCTCTTCTGTGGTTTTTGAATGTTGTAAAACTATCAGGGAATCACAAGGTATAGATATATATCCTGATACTATTGACTTAGATAACCCTGAGATATATGAGTTATTAAATGCAGGGATGCAGGAAGGCCTTCCTAGCGGTCTATTTCAAATTGAAGGAGATCTAGCGACACAAACCTGCGTTAAAGTAAAACCAAAAACATTTGAGCATCTTAGCGCAGTGTTGGCTCTAGCTCGCCCCGGGGCAATGGACTACATTGACCAGTACGCAGAATACGTTAATGATGGTATTTACGAGCCTATACATGAGTTTTTTGATGATATTCTTGGTTATTCTGGAGGGATTGCTTTGTATCAAGAGCAGTTGATGAAAATGGCTTACAAAATCGGCTTTACTTTAGATGAAGCAGAAATACTTAGACGTATTGTTGGCAAGAAAAAAGTCTCAGAAGTCCGCAAATGGAAAAAGAAGATTAAAGATAAGGTAAAAGAGAAAGGTCTCGATCAAGAAATTGGGGATGTTTTATGGAAAGTCCTTGAAGATTCAGCTAATTATTCTTACAATAAATCCCACTCAGTTTCATACGCTGCTCTAACTGCTGCCACAGCTTACTTAAAGTTTAAATACCAAAAAGAATTTTATTTGTCATTACTGAAGATGACAAAGTTTGAACCTAAACCTCTAGAAGAAATATCTAAGATATCAAGAGAGCTTAGGGTAAAAGGAATAAAACTTTTGGGGCCTAATTTACTTAAATCAGAAATGGATTTTTCAATTGAAGGAGAAAATATTAGGTTTGGTTTAACTTCAATTAAAGGTATAGCAGAGAAATCAATAGAAAAATTAGAGTCATTTAAAGATAAATATTCCAGTAAATTTGATGTATTTCAAGGTGCCAGCGAAGCGGGTATTGGTGTTGGGATTCTCTCATCTTTAATACAAGCTGGAGCCTTGGATGGCAACATGAATGTAGCTAGAAGTCGTCTTGTAGCAGAGGCTCAGTTATGGAACATACTCACGAAAAAAGAAAAAGGGTACGCTTTTGACATTGCAGAGCAACATAACTACGATTTAGCAAAGATAGTCCGAGTACTTTATAAAGAGCTCAAGGATATAAAAGGGAACCCTATCATAAAAGAGTCTCGGATGGACACCATTGCGAAAAACTTTACCCCTTTTAAAGATATCTATGAAAAAAATAGCAGAAATGAAGACTTCGCAAACTGGTACTATGAAAATATTCTCTTAGGATATACTTATGGGAAAAGACTTAAAGATGTTAGCCCCGAATATAGCCACCTTACAACCATTGAGGATTCCTTGAATGAGGCTGAAGGATCTACTGTTACCTTCATCGGGACGATTGAAGATACGTTTAAAAGCAAGAGTAAGAAAGGTACTCCTTACTTTAAAATGACAATTAAAGATGAGTCAGCGGAATGCAACGCTATGATTTTTACTCAAAAAAAGAAAGATAATATTGAAATATGTAAAGCTTCCAACAACGGAGACTTGCCAAAGAAAGGTAATATTGTTATTGTTCAAGGAGTAGTCAAAGAAGGAAATACGATATTTGCAAATAAAGCCAAAGTCCAAGATCAAAAAATTTACATGAAGTTAAGTCAATTAAAAGGTAAATAAGCTTGACTTCTCAACCACAAACCCATAAAAAATAAAATAATATATTATGCTACAATTCTACAAACCTAATCCAAAAAACACTGGTGCAGCTTGCTCTTTTTCATACAATAAAAAAGATAAGGCTGTATGGGTCAATTTTGTAAAACAGTCTGGTTGGAATAGTGACACTAGGACCGGAACATTCAGAGGCTCAGGTCCAGATAAAAAAGCTAACTCTAAGTTCAATATGACTGAGGTAGCTGGCTTAGTACACGCTATTGAAACAGCCGGTGAGTACAGTAATTATCACGGAAATAAAGACAGGAATACAAAATTCACATTCTGCCCGTACCTTCAAAATGAAAAACAGGTCGGGTACAGTTTTAAACTAGCTCAAAGTAATTCTGCAGACGGAACCAATAAATCATTTTTGATTGGTTTCAAATTTGAGGAAAGTCGTTTGCTTAAGCAATACCTCTTAACGGTAATTAACAATTACTCTTTGGAGTCTATTGAACAAAGTCAGCAGTATAAAAACTCTAACGAGTATAATAAAGCTCCTAGCGATTACAGCAAAAACCTTATACCTTCTCAGGAAAAAGTAGAAAAAGTTGACTCTACCATGGATAATAATCAGAGTGGAAACACTGATGATATCCCGTGGTAATGAAGAAGAAACTATTATTTCAAACTGATTCTAGTTTAGCTAAAACGGGCTTTGGCAGAAATGCTAAGGCCCTTTTATCTTATCTGTATAAAACAAAAAAATATGAAATAGTACAGTATTGCTGTGGTACTGATTATTCTAACGCAGCTCTAAAAGCTACACCGTGGAAATCTGTTGGTACTCTACCGTCTGATCCTGCGGAAAGAAGTAGGATAGGCCAAGACGCGGGACAAGCGCGAGTAGCTAGTTATGGGGGGTACTTAGTTGATAAAGTGGTTACAGATGAAAAGCCAGATTTCTATTTTGGTGTTCAGGATATTTGGGGAACTGAGTTCGCAATCGATAAACCTTGGTTTAAAAAAATAAATTCTGTTATCTGGACCACCTTAGATTCATTACCAATTCTACCATCAGCAGTTAAAAACGCTCCTAAAATAGAAAATTATTGGATATGGAGTTCTTTTGCAACGAAAGCTCTTAATGAAATGGGTCACAGGCATGTTAAAACGATGCACGGCTGTATTGATACTTCTAATTTTTATAGACTTTCTGATGAAAAAAGAAAAGAGCTAAGAAATAATAATAATATAGAAGAAGATGCTTTCGTAATAGGGTTTGTTTTTAGAAACCAGCTTCGAAAATCTGTACCCAACCTACTGGAAGGTTATGCGAAATGGAAAAAAATACATCAACCTAAACGTAAAACTTACCTACTCCTACACACTTACTGGAAAGAAGGATGGAACATTCAATCTTTAGCTAAGGAGTACGGGGTTCCAGTAGATGAAATTTTAACAACTTATGTTTGTAAAAAATGCTCGGGTTATCAAGTAAAACCCTACGCAGGAGAAAATCAACAATGTCCCGCTTGCTATCCTGAAAAAACTCAAGTAACTACCAGTGTAGGTTTTGGTGTGTCAGAGGAACAGTTGAATGAAGTATATAATTTAATGGATGTTTACTGTCACCCTTTTACGAGTGGTGGTCAGGAAATACCTATCCAAGAGGCTAAATTAACTGAGCTAATAACTTTAGTCACAGATTACAGTTGCGGTGAAGAAAGTTGTGAAGAAGGTTCAGCTTCGATACCTTTAGACTGGACTGAGTATAGAGAGCATCAAACAGAGTTTAGAAAAGCTTCCACCTGTCCTATATCTATAGCTAAATCTATTGATAAAGTTTATAACATGCCACCGGAAGAAGTTAAAGAGATGGGTAAGCAAGCCCGTACTTGGGCTTATGACAACTTTTCTGTGGAGTCTATTGGCAAAAAATTTGAAGACTTTATAGATAACACTCCTAGTAAAAATTATGATTTTAAAAATGAGGATCCAGAGAAGCAAAAAAGAAATTTTCCTAACGCTATAATTCCTGATGTAGAGAATGATTCAGAATGGGTAATGTCTCTCTACAAATTAATCCTAAATATAGAAAATCATGTAAATGATGAAGGGTATAAAACTTGGATGAATTCTCTGTCTAATAAAATACCTCGCTCTCAAGTTGAAGACTATTTCAGAAAAGTAGCTAGAGAACATAACGAAAAATATTTTCCAGTTAAGATTAAAGATTATTTAGATGAAGATGATGAAGGTAAACGTTTAGTATATGTAATTCCTGAGTCAGAGGTGGACGTTTTCTTATCGACTTCTATTTTTAAATCTATAAAAAATAAATACCCAGATTACAATTTATACGTAGCGACTAAACCTGAAAATTTTCCTATCGTTTTAGGTAATCAATATGTCCATTCTGTTATTCCATACAGTTCACAGTTTGACAACGCTTTATATCTTGAGGGTATAGGGGATAGCGGAGGGCTTTTCGAAATTGCTTTTACTCCACATTTAAGCACCCAAAAATTAAGTAATTACATTCATAACGACAAAGACTTAGTAAGTAAGGAATATTTATGCACATTTTAGAATCTTACGCTTTACAAAATGACTTGAAAATAGATCTACCAGAAGTGTATGAAAAATATTTTCCTCTGGCTGTAGATAAATTTATAACGTTAGACACTTCTTCTTTAGGTACAGATGCAATGGCCTATAATCATTGGAGTATAGTGTTGGAATCTTTAGCCCCGAGACTTGATAAAGAGGGTATAAAAATAGTTCAATTAGGTCCTAAAGGATGCGAGCCTATCCCGGGATGTTATATAACCGTAGGGCAATGTGATTTCAATCAAAGAAGTTATATAATTAAAAAGTCTTTACTTCATCTAAGTGTTAATAACGAGTCCTCTCATGTAGCATCAGGTTTTGGAAAAAAAATGGTAGTTGTTTTTCCTAGGAACTGTTACGTAGGTCAGTTTAAGCCTTACTGGTCTAAGCCTGAAGATATTACTATTCTTCAAGGTGAGAGCTCCCTAAAAAGACCTTCCTATAACCCTTCTGAATCTCCTAAGAGTATAAACACAGTCAAACCCGAAGAAATAACTAAAGCAGTGTTAAAGAAATTAAATTTATTTGACGAAAGCGATCCAGAATGGCAATACAAAACTTTAAAAATTGGTGCTTCATATAATCGCAGGAGAATTGAATCGAATTTAAGTCATTTAATAGATCCTAATAAAATGGGCATTTCTTCTATAATAGTTAGAATGGATTTAAACTTTAATGAAGACAATTTAATAGAGCAGTTAAAACAGGGGCCTTGCTCAATTATTACAAATCGAGCTCTTAGTGACGAAGTAATAAATAATTATAGCAAAAATATTCTTGAGCTTGTTTACTATATTACTGATGATCATTCCCCTGAATTTGTTAAAAAGTTAAAGTCTAAATCTATTAAATACATTTTAAGAAGTCGAAGCTCTTCCGAAGAGTTAAATGATTTTAAACTTGATTATTTGGATCACGGGGTAATAACTGAGGTTCCTATTAGAACTCAAGATGACTTTGAAGAGCTCAAGGGTAAAAGTAATCTTCTGTACAAGTCAAACTACTTCATTGTGCATAATCGAAAATTTTACCCAAATACTGCCGCTCTCCTTCGCTTAAAACAGGGGACAGAGACATTAAATCACCCGATTCAAGAAGTGATTGATGATCCCTACTTCTGGGAGGATGAGGAGCATTATCATATTTTGATAAAAAATGATTGACTTTTCCACTATGAGAGAATAGTATTACTCCCATTATGGGAACTATCATTAATAAACCACCTCTAATCGTTAAGCGCAACCAGTATGGGCTTCTAGAGGATGAAAATATAAAATACGAATTTGCTCTTGATGGCAGTGTCAACTGGCGCAAGATGATCAAACCCGAATTTCTTGTTGCTAATAGAGATGTAACAGCGGAAACAGATATTAGTAAGCTGGAGGATAGGGAGTTAATTATTCTACTCGGGGGACTTAAAGATTTGGCTTCGATTCGTGGGTATACTTCTGTTGAGTACAAGGTCCATAAATCCTCTGCTGAGTATGTATGCACTTCTTGTAGAATAACTTGGATACCTAATTTTGAGACTACTGGAGAAGACCCTGTTATTTTCGAAGCCATTGCTGACGCACATCTTAATAATACTGAAGGTTTTAGCCAAATGTATTTAGGCGCAATAGCAGAAAATAGAGCGTTTTGTCGTGCTGTGAGAAACTTCTTGCGTATTAATATTGTGGCTAAAGAAGAGTGCAAGTCTGTTAAAATCTCAAAACCTATCCCTAGTAAAAATTCTGCTTCACCTGATATCTTTTTAACGAACTTGATGAAGGATAAAAAAATAGATTTTGCTACGATACAAAACAAGATGGTAAAAGAATCTGTTGATGGAGCCAGTGAATGGAAAAGCGTTAAAGATATTCCACGAATTAAGATGTTCGAAATCATTGAGCGTATTCAGAAGAAAATTAAAAAATGAAAATAGCAATAATAAGCGGAGGTTTTGACCCAATTCATGTAGGGCATATTGAGTTAATGCAGAAAGCTAGGGAAATTTCTGACGCTTTATTGGTTATAGTTAACAATGATGATTTTTTGATTAATAAAAAAGGAAAAGCGTTCATGCCTTTTGATGAAAGAGTCAAAATTGTACAGTCTATACAATATGTAAGCGGGGCTGTAAAATCTGTTGATAAAGATCAGACTGTTTGTGAAACGCTAAAACAAATTGTAGCTAATTCCAAGTTAGACGAAACGCTTTTATTCTGTAACGGAGGAGACAGGACTTCCGGTGAAAATACCCCAGAACATAAATTATGCTTAGAGTTAGGCATTAAGCCACTATATGGTTTAGGGGATAAAATCCAAAGTAGTAGCTGGCTTATAAAAGGATAAAACTTAAAATTGGGCCCATAGCTCAGTTGGTTAGAGCAAGCGACTCATAATCGCTGGGTCGGGGGTTCAAGTCCCTCTGGGCCCACCAAATTGCTCCGATGGCCGAATGGATAAGGCAACAGCCTTCTAAGCTGTAGATTCTAGGTTCAAGTCCTAGTCGGAGCGCCAAAAATTTAAAAGATGAACACCGTTAAAATAGACAGTGAAGTGTTAAAAGATTTGGTCTTAGTGGGTAAAAAAAGACACGAAGCAAAAGATATATCTTTTAGAAATCAAAGTAAACATGGACGTTTTCAAAAATATAGAGAAGACACAGATGTAACAGTTTATGGAATGACCGTAACCAAAAGGCATATACCTCATATAGCCGGAGTTATTGGGGAGTATGCATACGGAAAGCTTATCGGAGAAGATATAGATAGAGAAATATATGCGGTTAGAGATAACGGTATAGATTTCAAAAACGGAGCAGAA